TCACGCATTTGGCGAATTTCTTGTTCTGTAAACTCGCGTTCTTCTTGGTTGGTTTCTTCTGACATAATATTAAATGTTTATTGATGTCAAATATAATAATAAATGTTTAACTATTAAATGTTTAATGAAAAAAGAACCCGTGTAACAGTATTACACGGGCGGCCCATAAATGCTATTTAATGGGGGAGGTTACTTTCTTTTTGGTTTTCCACCTTTGCCATTTCTAGCACGGTTTTTAGATGCTTTTTCACTTACAAGTTTACCCGACTTTGTGTGAGATTTATCAACTCCATCTTTGTTTCCATAAGTTCCCGATTTTCTATTAGCTGCATTTAGTTCCTCTCTGTATTTAACACGAGTAGGTGAAGAATGATACTCTTTATTGTATGCATTCTTTTTTCTTCTGGCTTCCGGATTTTCTGCAAAGTATTTTGCAGATTTACTCTTACCAGTAGATTTACCAGCTAATGAATTTCTAGCCATTATTCTTTTCCTTTCATGTTTTTATAAAGAAGACCACCAAGTCCAGCAGCAATACCTGTTCCAATAGCAGATAATACACCACCTCTTGTTTCACTTGACGAACCTCTTGATCTTGATTTTGATTTTCTGCGACAACCTTTTCCACCATCTGATGTAGTTTCACATACTTCTCCACCTTCTTCTCTACGAAGTAAACTTCCTCTTGACCTATTTGAAGGTGCATAATTTAAAGCATCTACATTCTTTGTATATGCTAATCCCTTAAATTGATTTTTACTCATGACTTTAAAGATTTTAACATTGTAATTAATTTTGGTTGAGGGGACACATCAGATTTACCAGCTAATGAATTTCTAGCCGTTGTATGGTAAATATTTTGTCCCTCCTGCAGTCTTAACCGCTTTTAGAATTTGTTTTCTCTGTTTCCCCGTAGACTCATAACTTACATGAACCCAGTCCGGATTTTTATCTGTACCAAACTCCCAAATCATTTGGTCAAAGTTCAGATTATCTTTAACAAAATCAAAGATCTGTTTGTTGGTGATTGATGTACCGTCCATGTCAATATCAATCGCTTCACCCTGGCAATGCTGGCTGGACAAACTTCCTCCAATAGCAGTATTCAACTCTTTGCTTCTGTATCCAGATGAAATACGGATAGGAACACCAAAATGGTCACGGATTGGTTGAAACACATTCTCAGCTAACTTCTTAAAGTTTTCAATGTGTTCTGGTGTTGGCATATTGCTGATACCTTTTCTTTTTGCAGTTTCACTTCTTGTTACTTCTGACAATGTTAAATTTTTACTTAATTGCATGATTTTATTTTTTAAAATATAATTCTGATTCTGCTTCTCTGCGTCTAACCAAACCTTTTAAAGTTTTACCTCCGGCTTTCACCCATTTCATAAACTCTAATTTGATTGATTCATCATTGGGATTTGCATTTACTTTTTTAAGTAAAGTGGAAGCTTTTAAATTTGCTGGTCCTAAGTTGTAAGCAAATGAAACTAATGCATCAAACTGATTCTGTGTAATAGTATCTACACAGTAGCTGTCTACATATTTCTCAAAGCTCACAAGCATATTTGCCAATAATTCAACAGCCTGCTCTTCTGTTATAGCTGCATCCGTCATTGTTACCTTTTTACCACCAGGATAAAATGTAGCTCCGTATCCTATTGTAGGGACACCTGCAGAACATTTGTAAGGAGTTCCTCTAAACCCTTCAAAAGCTTTAATCATCTCAATTCCCGCTTTCCCCGTCTTGGTTATTTTCATTTTGATTGTTTTTTTTGTTTGACATAATTTTACCTGCTGTAGTAATTCCAAAGGCTCCAAGAGTAATGATCATAAAGCCATCAAAGATAAATTCTTTTATGACCAGTTCTTTACCCCAAATACCTGTAACTACATCAACTATTAAAATAAATACCATAGCAAAGAATGCTACTACTCCTACAAATGATTGCTCATTTATTTGATTATTATCTGAAACCAGTTCTTTAAAAATCTTTCTCATATTATTTTATTTTTTTTGTTTACCACCTTCTTGAGTAGCGTACTTAATACCCATGATTGTACCAACTATAGAAAAGGCATTTGTTAATAATACACTAAACATATTACTCCATGTTGATCCAATGATTTGAGTATCTTGATTTGTAATAATTGCCATCCAGTATAATACTGTTGTTACAACTCCTACTCCAACTATAACAGCTAAAGCAACTTTAACAATAATTTTTATTAACTCACCCTGGCTTTTTTTCATTACTACATCCAAATCATTTAGGGCCGCATCTTTTTCTAATTCTATTGAGTGTTTAAGTTTTTCAGAGTTTTCTAGTTCTATTTGTAAATTTTTTGAAAGGTCATCTATTTTTTTCTTATTGTTTACCGCATCAGTAATATCAGTTGCAATTTTAACTACATCTGTGATATTTCCTTTACTGTCCGTTACAGGATTATAAGATGCTTGTAAATAAATAGTAGAGCCGTCTACTTTTCTTCTTTCAAATATTCCATCAAAGTGCTTACCTTTTCTCAAGCTTTCCCAAAACTTAGCATACTCATCAGACTTTGAATATTCATAACTAACAAAAACACTATGATGTTTACCAATGACTTTACTTTGTTCATTGGCTTTATAACCCATAGTTTCTAAGAATATAGAATTAACTTCTGTTATAAAACCATCAATATTAAAACCAATAAGAGCTGTGCTTCTGTTAATAGCATCTATTTGTTTCTTACTATTGACAATTGCACTAATGTCAGTAGCAATCTTCATTATTTTGGTGATCTTACCCTCCTCATTTAAAATAGGATTATAAGTTGCTTGAAGATTAATAAGACTTCCATCCTTTTTTCTTCTTTCAAATTCTCCAGTGTAATACTTACCACTTCTAAGAATGTCCCAGAACTTTTCATACTCAAGTGACCTTGCATAATCATCACATACAAAAATGCTATGGTGCTTACCAATGATGTCATCATGATTACCTTTACCATAACCCATTGCTTCCAAAAAAATGTCATTAACCCCTAGTATAATACCGCTAAGGTCAAAGTAGATAATAGCATTGCTTCTATTAATAGCTTCTAATCTACTTAACAATTCTTCTTTTGGTAGATTTTTCATTTTTGGTTGTTATTTTTTAAATTTTTTTACCAAAATTTTAGATATTAACTTACCTGCTGCTTTCAATAAAGAATTTTTAGAATCTACTACTACTGTGGTTCCTTCATCAGTTTTTTTTACATGAATATCTAAATTCTCTCCATCTAACTTAAACTCTTTATTGTTGCCTTCTTTATTAAGTTCAACATCTATTTTTGGAGTATCAACATTTACTTTTATGTTATCTCCTTGTTTTTCAATTTTGACATCTGCTTTTTTAGTATCAACATCAATTTTGAAATCTTCAATTTTTTTCTTTGCCATGACTTATTTTGTTTTATGATTATCAACTGTTAATTGTGACAACGTAGCTGTTACCCCACCAACCGCTACAAGATACCCCGCACCAGTTAAAATTGCTGCCGGTAATGCTATCGGTGCTGCAAGTAAAGCTGCTCCCACAGCTCCAGCTACTAGTCCAATTCTTTGTACTTTTTTCCAAAATTTTGGTGTTTTTGCTTTCCATCTTTCTTTAATTGTTTTCTCTTCCATTATTTTTTGTTTTAGGTTCATCTTTAATGTACTTTGACAGTTGTCGAAGTATAGGTAAATACTCAGTCCATCCTAATCTTTTAAAGTTCTCTAAGTTAGACCAAATTAAATTAATTAACACAAAGTTATAAAATCCATAGTGAAGCCAAGCATAAATATTAAAGTCCCAACTAAAAAAAGATTTAACTGGTACATGAACTGCTAATGCATGAGAACATCCAATCATGATCATATAAATTAATAATTTTAACCAACCTTTTCCAAATAATTCTGAGTCAAATGTTTTGTTTTCTTTTCTAGAAGCTCTTATTCCAGTAAACATTTCTAAACCAAAGAGTACAATTAATACTATTCCTACAGGCAGCTCAATTCCAAAAACAGCATTAAAGTAATATGCTATTGTTGCAAATATTGTACTTAGGCTTGCACCTATTCCTGCGAGATTAGGATGAAATGCACTATTTATAAAATGTGTTGAATCTTTGTATCCTGCGGCTATTGATATTTTACATAAAACTGTTTTCATAATTTTATTTTAATTTTTATTCGGTAATATAAACTTGTGCAGTAAAATAACAACCTGCAGGAGCTGTACCTGAAGTAGCACCAATTAATCTAATTTGAAGTTCATCGCCTTCATTTACAACCAATGCCGAAGTTAGCGGATAATGGTCATTTCTACTATTGTTAATATAAGCACCTGTAGCAAAACTGTATCCAGTTACAATATCTGTAGAACCCAGTGTTGTAAGATTATGTATTCTAAAAGTACCATTCCAACCTGTACCTGCAAAAGAATCTTGTATAAATGTTGAAATTTGTACTGATCTAACAAATCCTGCAATTGGAGTTCTTACATTATGTCTAGAACCATAGTTTGCTAGAAGTATTGGAGCATAGTTTGCGTTTCCTGGAATTACATAAGTACTACTGTTTGCAACTGTAACTAATTTACCAGTAGAAAAGTTAAGGGTTGCTGTTTTAAACGGAGTCACTGGACCAGCGGTTGAAGATAATATTCCACCTGATAAACTTAATCCGCTTCCTACACTAATTTCCTCAACTCCTGCCGTTCCAGCTGTTGTACGGCCTAATAAACGACTTGTTGCCATTGTAAGTCCTGAACCTGTTATTGCTCCTGTATTTACTTTAGCAGATAATCCTGTATTAACTGCATCAACAGTTGGATATTTTGTTGTACTTGCAACAAGGTTAGATTGTTTATTTGCAACATCTTCTGGAGTATAACCTAATTTTGATATGATAGATGAATTTGTTTCATCACCAGTATTTGTTCCAGATAATGTTATTCCGCTATCTTTAATCAATTTACCAGTAGTTCCATCAAAAAATGCAACATTATTGTTTGTTGAACTTGCAGGACCAGATACAGCTCCTACAATATTTTTTTGTATTACATTCCAGTTAGTACCTACAGTTGCTTGATTACCTGATACAGTACCATCGGTATTACAAATGATCATATCACCTACCTCAACATCAACTCCTGATGCACCTCCAATTTTACCT